CAGAGGCCAGCACCCCCGACAAGAACTGCTCAAACGCCGCATCAACCGACCCAACCGCACCGGACGCGCCCACTCCGGTCAGGGCTATAAACCGTTCACCAACCGCAACAGACCCAACCTGACCAGCCGCCTCAACCCCAGCCAGCGGGATCTGCGGGTTTGCTGTAACGCTGCCAACCGCGCCAGAAGAATCAACTCCAGTTATAGAAACCGTATGGACTGGAGTTACAGTGCCTACATAAAGATCTGCGTGATTCCCGTATAACGTGGTGTTGGGGAAAATACTTTCATCCCCGACAAACCCTTCCGCAGAGGCGCTGGTCAGCGCGGGAGCGATTGTTACGTTGGTGATTGACCCAACGGCCCCTGACGCCGAAACCCCAGAAACAGACTGGGTGGGGTTAGCTACCGCATTACCAACTTCACCAGCCGCCGCAACCCCGGTCAGAGCTACCGTAAGCGAGGCAGTTACTGAACCAACCGCACCCGAAGCAACAACACCCGTTACGTTTTGGGGGAAAGCAAAATTAACGCTACCAACCGCACCAGAAGCGCCGACACCAGTCAGGGCAACAGTGCGCGACTGGGTTACTGAACCAACGGCTTCAGTAGAAGAAACCCCCGTTAGGGCGACATCAACCGGTGCCCCTCCCGCAAGAGAGGCAAACGGAGCGCCCGAGAACGGAGCTATTCCAAACGTCATAGCTACTCAGCGGGCATAGCCCGCCGCCTTATCAGGTTGTAGCCAGACGCAGGAGCGCGTTCGTCGTGTTGTTGGTGGGCATGGTCAGAGTGAACGTCCCCGCAGTGATCGTCTGCGAACCGAACGTGTGCACGCTGACAGCCTTGTCCGACTTGCTGGAGTTATAGATCAACACCGCATCAAACGGCGTAGTCAACGTCACGTTGGTATACGTGATCGAAGCGGAAGGAGTCCAGTACGCCACACCAGCCGTAGCCGAAGTATTGGTCGAGAGCGGAGAAGTTCCGTTCGTAACCGCTACACCACCAGCCGTGTAGTTAGTCCCAGTTACTTCACCAGACGTGGAATAAACAGTCGTAGCGGCGTTGTACGTAGCAGAAGCCTCATACAGTGCAGCTTTGAACGTGTCACCAGTACCAGTCGTAAAATCATGCGTGGCAGTCAAAAGCTGCTGCATGAAGGAAGTGCACATGCTTTGGGTATTCGCCACAGTAATCTCCTTTACTAACCAATCGAAGCCGCTTCAGCAAACAGCGGCGGAACTTTTTTCAGGGTCACATGTGCCGAACGATGCACAAGCTCTCCTTCATGCCAATATTCAACCCAAGTCGTAAACTCATTCTCGTTATCGACGACCCCTTCTTTCTTTTCCAGAAGAGCCTCGTCCATCTGACCTTTGGTGGTGTTAACCAGAGCCATTAAGAAATCCTAACGATAGCGTCGTTGGCCGTAACAGCCGGGAACGTAATTGTAAATGTTTGGTTTACTACAGTCTTGTCCGAACCAAAATTAAGCACCGCCACCGACTTGTTGCCTTGGGTCTGGTTGTAGATCAAAGCACCACGGGCAATAAACGTAGCCCCCGCCCACACCGCCGGGTCAAACGAAATGTAGGCAGTCGGCACCTGCTGGTTATTAATCCCAGAAGTCGGCGTTTGGGAAATCGTAAGTGCAATCCCCCCAGCCACATACCCCGTGCCAGTCACCTCGTTATCCGTCGTATATGCAGTAGTGCTCGGACCAAGCGCGGCATTACCCGTATACAAGGCAATCTTGAACGTATCTGCCCCAGTCGGGCCAAAGTTGTGCACCGCCTGAAGAAGCTCGACTTTGAAGCTGGTAGTGGCTGTTTGGAACAGTGCCATATCAAGTCACTTTAATCTTTACCTGCCCGTCACGGTACGCATCTCCGCGCTCCATGCCGTCACCAAGGCGCTTCGCAAGCCCCAATGCTTCTTTGTATTTGGCGTCATAGAACGCCATAACATCTTGCTCGCCTTTCATGTAGGTGTACGCCTCAACAAGTGACCCGTAGAGCAGCACCGAATCAAAGTTATCACCCAGCCAAGAAGACCCCGCCGTCACGATGGACTCGGGGTAATAGTAATAATGAAGCTCCAACTTGTAGTTACCGTTTGGCGTCGGCCCGAGAAGGAAAGTCAGTTCGTTGGTAATCGTAGAACCACTAATTGCGGGGCCGAACAGCGCATAGTACCGGGGAACACCAGTATCGTCGGGGGTCGGGAACGACTGGCGGATGAAGTTCACATCCTTGTTCAACAGGTACTCATAGGTGCCGGTATCAATATCACCACCCGTCACGTCGGTAACAACAGCAAACGAGTACGCCGCCAGAAAATCATTCGGTGCAGCAACGTACTTGTTGTTGGTTGTCGTAGTGCCAACCATGTTTTTACGCAAAGACGGGAACTGCACCGTGTTATAGATGCGCTGTTCGGCCTGACGAATAAACCGGTTGATTTGTTCGGTCGTGGTGTCCTGCGACCCATCAGAAAGGTCGAAAGCCGGAAAGTTGTTTTCCGTATACGACTGAATTGAATCAAAAAGTTCGGTGTAGTTCATTCGTCAGTTCCGGGTTTTTTACGCCATCGGGCCACGAGCCATAGTGCCCTTGGTAGCGGCACCGGTACCACGGATCTTGATCCCGGTCGTTTTAGCTTCCGGGCTGTATCCTTCACGATCAATGTTGCCAACCGACATGTTGACGGAGTTGGCTTTGGTAGGCTCGGCTTGGTAGCCGTTGCAAATATCTACCTTGCCACCTTCCATTGTGTGCGGCTTGGCATACACTTCGGCAGCACCAACTTCCTTGCCGCCAACCTTCTTGCTGAATTTAGCCATGATTACTTGCTCCGGCCAGACTTCTTGTAGGTGAACGAAGAGATCTTCTGGTTGGCAACCTTTGCCAGACCACGGCCCAGCTTCTTCATGTCAGCGTTAGTCTTGCCACCCTTACGCAGCTTGGTCAGCGGCTTGCCGGGGTGCATCGCCTTTTCGTGCTTGTGCACGGCTTTCTTGGCATCCATGTCTTACTCCTTCAAGTTGTACTAACTGTTACGTTACCGATCTGGGCTTGCAGGATCAGGTAGTTAGGCGTCAATGCGGAGTCAAACTCCCTCGCCCCACCCACCGGACCCCAACCCCACTGAAACACCCGGCTACCACCTTCCGGCGTACCGGTTTGATTCTCTGCGATACCCACCGTGTCCAGCACCTGCAACCCGTTCAGACCAGACTGCTGGTAGCTCACATCTGGACGCGGCTCCCGCAACGCTTGCGGGTCATACACCGGGTACATACCAAGCTGCAACTGCGGTTGATCGGGTTCCCAGCACTCCGGGCAAACTTTGATGCTAACCAGCTTCGTCTTGATCGTCAGCTTCTTTAGTTCCTTCAGCTTGTACCTCTGCCCGCAGCGGTCACACTCCGCGATAGCGTACTTGCCAGAAGCAAACTTAGGACCAGCCATGATCAGCTATAAAACAACACACGTGGTACGTAACGGTTAGCAGCCTTCTCGCGGTCTTCTTCAGACGCAAGCAACCATTGTTTCTCGTACTCAGCCTGCAACATCGGAATACGTCCGGGGTCCACGTTCGGCAGCTTGGCAGACAACTTATACGCCAACCCCGCAATCATGCACTCAAGGAACCGGAACGGAATGTCCTGATCCTTCACCCCAGTACCCGTATCTTGAACGCGCCGCATGCGCCAGTACACAAACGTGTAATACGGATTGCCCACCGAACCCTGATCCGGCATCGGCCAGATGTTGATGTTTGGCAGGTTTTGAAGCGTTATCGTCGCCCCAGCACTGTGGGAGGTAGCCGTCGTACCATGCGCACCGCGCCCGCAATACACCAGATCGGTGCCGTTAATAGCCGAATAAGCAATCGTCTCGTTGTCGATCTTGATGAACCCAGCGGACGGAAGCTGCCCGATCCCCGTAATGGGAATCGTCGTAATCGTGCTGTCAATGTTGGAAGTCAGCGTTGCCGTAGTGGCGTTTGACTGCCCGGACTGACGGTTGATCCAAACCTGAATCGGACGCCCGGAAGCGTTCTTGTTGGGAATCGTGGAGTACGTGGACTCGCTGATCCGGTTGATGTTGATGTCAGTCTGGTTTTGCCCCACGCCCGTGCGCGTGACCTGATCGAGCAGGTCAATGGTGTCAACAGGAAGCGCGTAAATAGACTGGTTGGGGTACAGCGGGATCTGCCCCTGCTCAATCGTCCACAGGTTGATACCCCGGTTTGCCCACTCAATCGCAAGCAAATTGAGGCTGCGCCGCGCCGTACGGAAATCATAGCCCGTGCGCAGTTCTTGGCCGCAGCGCTCGAACGCCTCTTCCACGATGTCATTAACATCTAGGTTGAAAACTGAGGTGCCGGTGGTGGTCATTACCTAAACCTCGCTGTCTTCTTTGCTATGCCCTTGGGCTGTGCTACGAATTGCTTCCCTTTAGCTTTGCCAGCACGTTTCGCACGCGTTGTCGCAGCGTATTCAGAAGCGCTGAGACTTTTAATCGCAGCTTCTGGAAGATATCTTTCACCCGTGTCAGAAGATCGTTTACCACTTTTAGTCCTCCATTTTTGGGCAGTCCAGTTCTTGAGGGACTGTTGCGGGTTCTTAGCCACGATACCCGCCGCCTTTTGCTTTGTACTGCTTTGCCAGCAACTGGGCCTTCCTCGCGGACCACTGACCCGCCTTGGTGCCCTGCACAGCGCGAGACTTGATTGATTCAAACAAAGACTTCCGCATGCCCGGCTTGGTGTAGACACCAGCCTGATTGACCTTGGAAACCTTGCCGCCCTCCTTGTACTGCGTGAAGTCGGTATTGTCCCTACGGGCCTTTTTCTTGGCACCGGGCATTTTGGACGGGCTGATATCACCCATCCCGCGAGAAGCCATCATACGAACCTACCCCTAGTCTTACCCTTCTTGGCGATACCGTCTGCACGCTTGGAAGCGGAAGAAGCCTTGGCTTTAACTTTTCCGCCTTTTTTCATGCCGGGAGCACCCATGGAAGCCATGCCAGCCTCTTGCATTTGCTTGCGTTTTTTCTCTTCTTCGCTTTCCGCACGTTTATCATCACGGTACTCTTTATATAAATTATATAAAGACGGAATTGCCCCACCAAATAACGGCATAAATTTTTTAATGTTGTCGTCCATCACACAATCCTCCCCTTCGTCTTACCGCGCATGGCACAGCCATCGGCACGCTTGGAAGCGGAACCAACCTTGCCGCCTTTCTTGTACCCCAACTGTTTTCTAGCTTCATCATCCATCGGGGCCACAAGGCTGTCCATGTAGCTGCCTTTTTTCATCCGCTCAAACAGATGACCCCCGTAGGCCATTTTCTTTACTTTTCCGCCCTTCTTGTACCCAGCGCCTTGATACGCCTCGTACTCACGAGCAGCTTCGGGAACCGACTCCCGCATCTTCTTTGCAGCGCGAATATCATCCCGAGCGGACTTAGCCATCGTCGTGGAGATCTTGGAGAGGATGTCCTTCTCCCCTTCGATACCCTTCTGGTACATCCGACGAGACTGTTCCAGAGTTTCTTCCTCTTTCCGAGTCGGTTTCCGAATGTCAGCCATGTTCAACTCCTAGCAGGCGCGACCGCCCTTTTTCATGGTGATCATCTTGCCCTTGGTCTTGCCCTTGACGGCAACGCCATCACGGCTCGGGGCAGCGGTCTTGACCTTGCCCATCGGGGTCATCGGGAACTTGCCCATCGCCTTGCCGCCTTTTTTCATGCCCTTCATTTCTTTCTCCTCGTGTTTGACCATGGACTTCGGGGCACCTTTCTTTTTCAGAAAGGCAAGTTCTTTCTTCTCCATCTTCATTTCTCCACCCTCCTTAAATAATTCCATCTTGCCGTGCTTCGTATCCGGCCTGTTTACTTTCTGAAGATCCGGGCGGCTTCTCATACCCCCCGAACCAAACTTGCGCCCCTTGTCGGCCTTCATAAACTCCTGACCCACCGACTGGGGAACACCAACACGCTTGGCTGCTTTCGGGTCATTGGCAACCATAGCCATCAAGTTATGCTGCTTTTGGGACTTGCTAGGCATCAGCAGGTTGCTCCACCGCCAGCAGCACCCGAGCCACCAGTAGCACCGTTGCCACCCGTAGCACCGTTACCACCAGCACCACCCGTGGTCGTGCCAGCACCACCCGTCCCACCACTGCCACCCACTGCGCCGTTACCGCCCGTAGCGCCGTTACCACCAACCCCGCCAGTGCAAGTGCGGTTGTTGCTGTTGGTGTTCGTCGTAGTAGTTGTGGTCGTATTCGTGGTGTTGCTGTACGAACCGTTGCCAATCACGCCCGTGCCGCTGAGAGTGATGTTGGGCTGCGGGGCTTGAATAAACCCGGCAATCGAAGCGTTGGAGTTGAAGCCAGCCGTCGCCGTGTTCTGAAGCGCGGTCAAACCGCCTGTGGCAATCGCAGCATAAGAGTTATGGGCTGCAATCGTAGTGTCCTTGTTATTGTTGCTCTGCGTCACCCCAAGCCGGTATCCAAAATACCCGGAGCCAAGATTAGTAACAGCAGGCATCAAAATACTTGCCCACTGAAGCATCTCGTTCTGCGGAGGTGCCGGGGGAGTAGCTTGGTTCTCGGACTTGACCATGGCAAGGGCCATGACAGCCGCCGTCCGGGCAGCAGGATCTTGGGAATTCTTGGCAATCTCGGCAATTGCTTCAAAACGGGCCTTATCGGCAGCAGCACGCGACTCATGTGCGGCTTGGTGTGCGGCCAAGTACGACGTGTATTCCTTGGACGTTGCACATCCCGTCAATACAGCTAATCCTGCTACGGCAAGCACTCTCATAAATTCTCCTAGTTGATTACGCTTCGTTGTTCTTTCATGAACGCGTCTAGTTTTTCGTCCATCCGATCCAAACGCTGAAGTACGCGGTTGATATCGTTATGCATGTCCTGCTTGGTAACAAACTTGTCCGAGTGCTCCTCACGGGTACGGCTGATGAGGATGCTCAAACGCTTCAGTTCTTCGTTCGTAGACTTGACCCACATAACCGTTCCACCAGCAACAATAGACAGCACCATGTTCCAAATAGCGAGTTCCATGTCAGCAATTCCACGCCCGCAGGCTTTTATTGATCCGCGAGTTAGGATCGTTCGCCGTTTTGGAAGACGTGAGCTTCTTCTTCATCCCCTTCATCCGGGCACAGAATGAATCCCGGCGGGAACCGCCTTCTGGTTGGGGGCGTTTAAGCCCCGGCTTACCGGGATTGGCAGCGTTATAAGAGGCCCGTCCCTTGGCATTAAGACCGCCCTTGGGGTTCTTACCTTCCTTACGTTGCCAAGCCGGGGTCTTAGCCATAGAACGCCACCGCAGATACGCCAGCCGAACAAACAATAACCAAGCTGGTTTCGCAAAGCACCCCTTCACCCGGAATGATCACATTCATCGGGCCCGTGGTAGTAGCGGTAAAGGTAAAAAGAGTAGTAGAGCCGTCTTTTACAACGACTGTAGCAGCAGCCGTGCCCGCATTAATCGCAATACCGCGCAGCCGCGTACGGCCGTTAAAAGCTGTGGTAGTGCCGTTCGCCGCGCACGTTGCCCCTTTAACATCTGTCTGCATCATGATCGGACTCCGGTTCTGGTGCGTCTAACCTGTTGATGAGCATTTTGTAGGCTTGGATCGTGGCTTGAGCCTGAATCTGGAAGGTCACTGCCTTCTGAAACTCCTGCTCAAGACTCACGATCTCGGCCTGCAAAAATTCCTTGGTTATCTGCATTAGGACCAAGTAGTAGCGGCGAGGACGTAGTACGTAACGCCACCGATCTGGATTTGAATCTTCTTGATCGTGCCACCCGGAGTAGCCGCACCCGCCGAAACGATGGTAGCCGCAGGGCCAGTCTCGATGTTGAAGAGGTTCTGAACCTTGCCGGTGCCAGCGCCACTATCCGAAACGCGCACAAACGCCGAAGAAGCAGGCAGCGTCACACCCGAAGCGAAATCGGTGTCAAGTTGCAGTGCAGCAAGCGTACCGCCGGGGGTAGCCGAAGTGCCGCCAATCGTGGCGCGGAGCGCGTTCGCAGCACCAGAAATCGTGCCGGGGGTGTTAACCGAGGTGGAAATATGCGCACCGTTGATCGTGCCAGCCGTGGCTGCACCAACACCAGTCACAACCGAGAACGCACGCAGCGTCTCGCCGGAACCAGTCGAGGTGAAATTCAGACGCTCATAAAAAAGACGAGTGTCGCCCGAAGTGGCAGAAGTCGTGCCGTAGGCCGCGTTGATGTTCTGGGCCGTGGTAACAGCGATGGGGGAAGTTGCAGTGCCCGAAATAAAGCCGTTGTCCGACTTTACTGGGCCCGAAAAGGTGGTCAGAGCCATTATGTCCTCACATGCGAGTTAAGCGTATCTGTCTGCATGTCGTCAGCCGGGACTGTCAGATACGCCGGATTTACCCGGAATAACCTCAATATACCCTAAAAATTAAAAAAGAAAAGGGGGGCCGTAGCCCCCCTCTCCATTAGGCTCCTTGCGAGCCGTACATCCCCAGCGGGTCAGACCAGCCGAAGCTGTAACGCTCACGGGACTTGTACCGCACGTTGCCCGTGTCAAAGTCACCATCCATCGACTGCGAAAGCGGCGTACGAACAAAGTGCTTCATGCCGTTCGGAACGTCCGTGGTCAGGAACCAAGCGTTCGTGTCGGTCAGGAAGTGGTTGATCGTGTAGCCTTCCGGAATCGAGCCGTTGTTCTTGATGGCGTTGATGTCGTTGTCAGCCGTCGAAACGCGGAGTTCAGTCTCCAGCAGACGAGTTGCAACGAATTGCAGCGCCGGGGGAACAACCAGCTTCTTCGGCTTGGCAGCAATCAGCAGTCCACGCTCGTCCGTCCACGCAGCGATTTGAATCACGGCGTTTTCAAGCGAGGTTTCGTTCAGGTCGGCTGCGACCGAAGGGATGTTGCTGTTGGTGCCGCCAGACACCAGC